CCAAATAGCCACTTTATCTAATGTGTTAGTTCCATCATACAAAGCCCACGTCTCACCTGAATATTGGCACCCACCTATATTGGAAAAGGTAGCAACAATATTCCCTCCGCTTAAAGCCACATTAAGAGTGAATTTAATAAATTTTACAGCCACAGCGCTTTTTGAAGTTACACAAGCTACGAAACTACTACCATTAGCTATATCAAACGTATAAGTATTTCCTGATAAAGTAATACTAGCCATGTTCTTAATAAAACCGGCGTAATTTCCTTTGAAAGTTACTGCAATTGTTCCAGTAAAAGCACCAGTATTACTTTTAGATATCATGCCACAATGCCCACCAATATAGCCAGTTAGAATTTCATTTTTATTTCTCCTATAGTTAGTTGGAATATATGGCAAATCGTCACAACTAGAAATATTGCCGTAGTTAACAGGGAATGACCTGTGATTATATATCTTTACACCGGTGTTATTAATTATTCTTTCATTGGACGTCTGTATTCTTCCGTTTGTGTCTGTGTAACAACCATATGCGTCTGTGTTATTACAATCAATAGTTCCGCTATTTACATTAAAGAAACCATTTTTTTCTACCGCTGTTACGCATGATGGAAAATCAACCGAGGCCAATAGCTTAGTCATAGCGTCTGACATAGTAACCTTACTGTTATTAAGTAATACTTCGCCTCGAACGAATAAGCCTAAAAGATTGAGATTAGTTAGGGATACGCTCGAGTTAATTTCTGTATTAACAGCTTCCTCGAAATTAGCATTTCCGCCTGAATTAAGAACAAGATTAGCTGTGCCTCCACTAATTTGAGTGGCAAGCTGAATAGTTTCTTGAATACAGTCAAATGGTTGATTAGTTGTTCCGTTTGAATACGGCCTATACGTAGCGTCCATGTAAACACTTCTACTACGCGTTGCCGGAAGCTTAAACACACTACATTCGCTAGTAGCAATTGCTTTATTTAGTGTCAGTATAACACCGCCCTCGACTCTACCAGAGTTTGAGTAAGTATACCTAAGATTGCTTAAGCATATTGTCCCATCTGCAAGAGCTGACATATCCTGCATTTCAGCGTTATAAGCACAGCCATCTTTTGAGAATCTATCCAGTCCAAATTTATTTAATAATTCTCCACTCATATTGAACATCCATAAAGTTCCATAGTTTCCAATGGCGTATATAATTCCATTATGAATATAGATGTTCTGTTTAGTTGAAATCGGTAAAGTTATTAATAGATCAGCTGAGGTATTAACGGTATAAATTGATGTTAAGTTTCCAAGGTCAGCTACATACACAATGTCGTTATCAACGCACACAGACATTACACCATTTGACACATTGTCATATGTTCTGGTTGTTTTTAGACTTAGGTCATTACTGTTTAGCACCGTTATAGTTTTACTATACCCTGTATCAGCGTAGTAGTTAGCTATTAATATCTCGTTTGTGGAAGGATTATAAGTCAAGCTATTAGCGTGATAATATTTTCCACTACTTGTATTTACTATCACACCTGTTGATGGATTTATAAGTTGGAGAAAAGTATCATGTGTTATGTCATTCGAGTATGCAAATAGAGCATTATTTTCGACCATTGTGAACCCCTGGCACCTATAACCTTCCCCAGCGTCAGCAAATGGTGCTTTACAATATAAATAATAGTCAATAGGTATTTCACTTTTTTCAGCAAAATTATAATTGCCATTTCCAACTAAAACATCATAATTATTACCATCAGGGTCTTTAAATGGAACACTACTAAAAGGTTTTCCAACTTTTGGGGCTTTATAAGTTAATGGGTTATTTGGATTAAAAACTATGTCGTTAGATTCAAAGTCAATTTTACCGGTAGTTTGTTGTGTTATATTTTCCGCGGTAATATTGATATCGCCCGTGACGTTTTCTGTCAGATTTCCACCAACATTAACAGACGTATTACTGTGGCTGTCCACTTCGAGCACCCCATTAGCTGTTACGCTCACATCATTCGCATTAACAGTCTTATCCCCGGCAATTAGTTCTGTACTACTAGGAGCGTTAACCGTCAACTCACCACTGTAATTTTCGCTCGTTTGTGGCTTAATCGCAATATTACCATTAGCCGTACTCACGTTAATAACATTTCCCACTCCAGTATTTGTAATCGGTGTAATTGCGTTTTGGATAATACCATCAATCCAGCAATAATTGCCTGAAATATTAATACCGTTTTTAATTGCTGTGAAGCAAGTAATCTTATCAATCACAACATAGTTGCTAGTAATTGTTAACAAACTGTTGTTATTAAGTTCAGAAGTGTTTATAAAATCTAGGTTATTAATCGTGCATCTATAACCCCCAATACTCAACCCATTACCCTGAACCCCATCAAAAACAATGTTATCCATCTGTACTAGACCATCAATATCAAAGCCCAGTACGTTATATCCATTTTTAAAGATAACATTGCTTACCAACATATTTCCAACATTACCATCAAATACACTACAATTCTGTGTCTGACCCGGCATATTAGCATCAAGCGTAATGTCATTAATTGTGCAAGAACCTAAACCCCCAATAAGCAGGTCTTTATTGCTACCAGCCCTCAACTGCAACGTAGTCTGGTATCTATCAAAGCCAACCAAACTCATCTTAGTAGTCACGTTAAGTCCAGTAACAGAGTAAATACCAGCAGGGAAGAACAAATACGCTCTTTTTCCACTCAGATAGGCAATCATAGCCTGAATAGCCACCGTGTCATCCGTAACCCCATCACCCACAGCCGCTGTCATGTTATTTGGAGGGTTTTTCACGTTAAGGAAGTAAAGGTCTGCAAGTACCTCCTTAACAATCTCCTCCAGATTTAACTGGTTAAGCAACTCTTTTACCAACTCAATAATATAATCGGGCAATCCATTAATGGTATTTGCCATATCGTTAATAGCCTTGGTCAGTAGGCATACCTGCTGATTGTAGCTTAAAGCATCACTGAACACTGTAGGCAATGATTTCATGCACCAGCACCGTAACAGTTCAATTGATTTAAAATTTGTATCATTATTTACCATGGATATCCTACCTCCCATATTCCTAAGAATAAATCTGATAAGTCGTTAATTATCATCATGTCAATGTTAATAAGGCTTTCACGGTATTCCATTATCATTGATGAATAGCTTTGTGTCCCTTGTTTGCCTTGTACTGTTTCTATATAGTCCTCGACATTGTTAATTGTAGTGTTATTATTGGTAGTTACGTTTGTTGTATTATCTGTGGTTGTGTCTGTATTACCGTTAAGTGTGGTAGTATCACCAGTTGTCGCCGTTGTCGTGTCATTGTCATTGGTCATTCTTGCGTTACTTAGATACTCATCATTTGCAAGTCCGACCAGACCGCCTTGTGGAGTTTCAGAGTATTTATCAGTTCCAGCGCGGGTAACAGTCTGATTCACGTTGCCGTCTGCTTTAGTGGTATTATCCACAGCTGTAATGGTCTGGCCTTCCTCAGTGGTCATCACTTTTCCATCAAGTTTTTGGGTTCCTGTTTTGTTTGCTTTGTGCTGTCTGGTTATATCAACGTCATAGATTGGGTTAAATTTGTAAGTTTCTGCTTCGTACATTTTGTTATAGTATGGCATTATTTCATTTAACCTTGTGTCAAGCCTTAACTTAAATAGCCCCAGCGTTTCTTCACCAATTTCCCTTGTATAATAATGTTTGATAATTTTGGTTAATAACACATTTCTGTATTGCTCGTCAAAAATGGGGAAATTAAAGTCAAATAAAAGAGGGGCGGCTATTGGAATCACAGTGTTAACAATATCAGTGTATCCTGCTGGTTCAGTTCTACCGACAAGACCCTCACAAATATAACCTAATGTCATAGTTACTGCGCTCATTCTTCCACCACCTCCTCTGAATCTTGTTCTAACATCATATCCCCCGTGGCAATTACCTGCTTATATCTGACGCTCAGATTTACATCTGGAAACATGGCATTGATTCTTTCACAAGCTATTTCACGTTCCATTAATCTTGTATATCGCTGGGCTTCCACATCACCCATGCCGCTGGTTACTTCCAGCGTGTTTAACCGCTCACGCTTTTCGTCATTGGTATTTCCAATCCCCAAATATGTCATAGCTTCGTTCCACACGAGGCCCTTTAAGACCTGCAACTTATCAGCAACGTAAGGAGCGGAAATGTCAATGGAGTTTAATCCTCCTAATTCCATCTGTTTATCTGCGAATATAAAAGGATAGTTCCCGTCATACTGTTTAAACAGATTTATAATGGTAAGACGTTGAGTTTCAGAACATGTGACAATCTTAGGATTTTTCTGAAGTTTTACGTTCGTATCAATAGCCCGCTGGATTTCATATAATCTCCATGCGTACATTTCCACGTCAAGTTGAGAATTAATATGCAAGGAGTTGTTAAAAATAAGTACGCTGTTCTCTTTGCTTAATTCCATCTGATATCCGTTGCTTGCATACGCGCGCCTGTAGATTGGTATTCTGTATACATCTAATGGCCCAGATATCATGCACTGTAATGTTAAGTATCCCATTACTTCATCCTTAAAAAATACCGCCATTCCATCTGCGAATAGTGCCAATTCCAGGAAACGCCTATCACAGGTTGGTGGTAGATTAATCCATTCAAACTGGCTGATAGCTAAATCCACCAACCGGTTATAGTACTGGATGAATGTCCAGTCATTGCATTTCTTTGCGTTCCAGAACTCCCGGGTATTTCCCGGGACCATTCCTCCCTTTTTGCTCATTAGCTTCCACCTCCTCCCGTTCTGTTATCTAAACTGTAGTTGCCTACCTCGCTACCATTTTTCCAGAATGTGATACCGTTGTCATAAATTCCACGTAACTTCGCCATATCATCCGCTGGAACGCTACCAGTAAGATTGGAATTTATTGTTTTAACGTAGTTCCAATGGGGGCGTTGTGAACGGTTTGGAACTTTAACCTGATGAGTTGCATAGCCATAAACGTTAAAATACTGATCTATTATTTTTGCGAACTCTGCACGGATGTGGTAATTAAGAAAGTAGAAATCCTTAATACTAAACGCAACTTGTGCGCTGTTTGACTGAGAGCCATGGCTTTGAGGGGGTTGTGTTTGGATTGCATTTAATCTAGCAAGCGTTCTACCAACATTTGTGGCACCAGCAATTCCAGCGGCTAATCCAATTGGACTGCCTGTGGCAATTCCTGCAACAGCCCCCATTGCCGAACCTAACATATCTACCGCCATGGATGACCCGTTTTGAGCAAGCCACGCTTTATAGGTATCCACTGTAAAGGAACACTGAGGAAAACCCCCGATTGTGATTGCTTCGTTGTAGTTTGCACCTACATTTTTGTAACCTAGAGGAGTAAGCATTCCTAATGGGTTTGGTGACATATCCATGCCTAAGTTAAAGGTGCAGTTTGCCGTCTGAAAGTATTCGTATTTATAGGTAGCGGAGTTTCCCATTAAATTAGTCACGTAAAGAAAACAGTAAGGATAAGTGAATAATTTGTTGTTCATGGGTACATATCCGTCAATTGCTCCACGCTGTTTATCACGTTCAACAACGTAGTTTCTAGCTGGAGCACCCATAGCCGTGGTAAAGTCTGACGGCATCATGAATACGGAAACAATAGCATCTGCTTTATTGTTGGTAATGAGGTTATCAATAAACACAGCAACCGCTGGGAACGTATCGAACACATGCAACCAGCATCCAGAATAGATTCCTCCGTATCCACCAGTGCTGGTTCCAACATTACCTTGTGAATCAACCGTTGCGGCCACCACAACCACATAATCATCCATATGCTCAGTGCGAAACGCTGTGTCATAGATGTACTCGCCCAATTCGAGGTTTTCATCTACCAAATTAGCGCCAATTTCATCTACAAGAATGTGTTCTCTTTCGATAAAGCACGGGTTAACGGTGTAATCAAAAAACCAGGTTTGCATCACATCCATTTCATAGCTTATGGTCGAGCAGTTGTTTCCTTTATACTCTACCCCTGTGATAAAAGCGTAAAACCATTTGTTACCAAAAGACGCATTCTGGAACATGATGTAATTACAGTCATACAGTGATTCTGCGTTTATACCAACATTAATGGTTTTATCAATCCTCTGATAGGTGTATTCTGTTAGTGAAAACTTTGACAGACTAGCAAAATAGCTTGCTTGCTGTGCAGCTGTACTAAAATAAATTGTGTTCCTGTAGGTGTTATCCAACGGAACGTTTTTAAGAATATGGACGTTAGTATTTGGATTTACGTACATGTAGCCTCCTTAAGAGGGGGATAAACCCCCTCTTGATTATGCTGATACAGTGATGGTAGCTGTGTCAGTCTTTGTGCTGTCAAAAGTGGAAGTGGCTGTTACAGTGAGCGTTGTACCTGTTTCATTTTCGCCAACAACCAGGTTTCCGTAGATATCAATGGTAGAATTCGTGCCACCAGTAACCGTCCATGTAACAGACTTAGGTGCAAAGTTTGTGGTAACAACTGTAGCTGACATTTTAACCAACTGACCTTTGTTAACAGTTGCAGTCTTAGGACTTACAGTTACACTTGTTACAGTTGGGGCACCTCCAACGTAAACGGTATTGTTGACAAACGGGGAAACACTGAACGTTTTCCAGGTATGGTAGAAGTAATTCCAGTAAAGCCCCTGACCGTTGTAGTTTTCGGTAAAGTTGTAGAAGTTATCGAAAACCATGAACCAGTCGCGGTCTACCATGACTGCCGGAATTGCATCAAGTGCGGTTCTTTCAGCTTCAGTTAACGGCACAAAGTTGGGGTCGTTAGCAAACAGTTCTGCAAGCCTGTTGTTGTCACTTGTGCTAAAGCTAAAGGTATCAACCAGTATACGATTACCCATGAACTCAGCTTTTTCCATGTTGAATGCAGAAGCAAGAACCTCAACATCAATCACAGCGTTGAATTTGGCGTTCATGATAAGCATCTGGTCACGAGCATCTGTGAAGGTAGTTACACCTGTAAGATTGTACTGTGTGCTGGGGAACTGCCATACTCCGGATACTCCCTTAATGGTGGAAACGATTGTCTTTGCGTTTTCAGCAGATACGGGGGCAATTTCAGTTACATGCATACGCCCGTCAAGCACGTTTCTAGCAATGAGATATTTCATAGTCAGAAACTCGTCATAGTTAGAGCCTGTGTACATTGCGTCCACAATTTTTGCAATCAGGTCTGTAATACCCTGCCATGACAGAAACGCCTGTCTAAGCTGGTCATTGCTGATAGTCTGTTTGTAAAATTTCTGGTAGTTCATGATATGGAATGCGGCCCGCACATCCGGGATTTCACGTTTAAACACTTCAGATTCAGCCACCGCTGGGTCGAACTGATAAGGTTTGGCAATGTTAACAAAGATTTCCTCTACAGTCTCACCAAATTCCAGCAAACCCTTTTTCATTCCAGCCCAAGGATTGTAGAACATTTTGGAGGTAATCAGCACTCGCCCGATTCGGTTCATGAGAGCCGTTAAGAACTCGTTTCTAAGTGGCTGTAAGTCCATGATGATTGCGCCAATCTGACGTAAGGATGTATCATCCCCAGCTGTCAGTTCCGGTACATAGTTCTGATAGTTAGCGGATGCGTTGTCACGGATTATATTTAAAATCTGTGCAGCCGCTTTCTGTAAATTGGTTGCTGATACGTCAGGATTTTCTGCGCTGTACGCCGCTGCGGCGTTGGCCTGTACGTCACTCAATGTAATTTTTTCTGGTTTAATTGGCATAATTATTCACCCTCTCTTTCCTCAAATAATGTTTCAAATGACCTTGTTTTACCATCATCTTTCACATCTTCCTCTTGTTCCTCTGTTACTTCCTCACGGGTTCCGAAGAAACGTTCTCTGTAACGTTTTCTCCATTCTCCGTCCAGGGCTTCATACTTGCCCTTCCAATCTTCGCCGTTACCGGCGGCCCTTCTTTCAAGGTCGTCATACGTGTCGGTTACATCTTCGAGAAAAGATAACGCTTCATCCGAGTCATCTTCTCCCAGGCGTTCCTTGATGCGCTCAAAGAACTTTTCTCTGTCGAGCATTGCCATAGTCTCCCTCCTTAAGTTTAAAATAATTTGTTATAATATATAAACGGCATTTTGTATGACCACTCACCACCATCTGGTGGCTTAGGCGGTGGAACGTATTCGTTTTTAAACCAGTCATACCAATACCTTGCATACTCTTGCCTTTTTGGTTGGTCAATTGTTCCGGGTCGTTCAAAGTTTTTAAGAAAACAATCTGCTAAGTATTCAGGTGTTTGTGTGCTAACTTTAAATTCACTGAATGATTCAGGGTATTGCGTTGTCGGTATCCATTGTCCTGACGGGACTGTTTGAGTATCAATCCATTCCATCTGACCTTCTCCGCTATCATGAGCGTAGCCGTTAGCGTCTGCCCAGTCGGTATAGTTTGTTGATGGTGTCCACTGGACTAGTCCCCAGCCACCACCCGGGGTTAAATCCTGCCATATTCCGGGGTTCAGCGTAGATTCTACTTGTTCATTTCCTAGTAGACCGGCTACGGCTTCGGCTGTCCAGCCATTAGACATAAAATACGCAAATTGGATAGTGGCGTTGTTCTGCATTTCTCCAATCGACAAATAATAATTTCCCTTAATCCATTCGTTCACGGCACTGGTTTCCCACCGCCACAATTCCAACCAGTTGCCACGTGAATCGTTAGCGTTGATAGACACCTGTTGTTCCAACGGTACGTTTGCTGAGTGCGCACCCATGGTTCGTGTGGTATCAAATACCATTTCAGTGTGACTTGTTCTAATAACAATGTCGCCTGGCAACCATGTAATGTCCGGTGCATGCTTTGTGAATCCTACTTGTTTTAACACGCCAGCCATACTGCTTGTTGTAAAAGGCCATGTGCCCCATACGGATACTAAGTCCCACCCTCCTGCAATAAGAGCATACCAAATAAAGGATGAGCAATCATAGTATGTAATACCGTTTACAGTTTGTTGATTACGGTATGTTTGAGAGTATCCTACGTTTTCATTCGCGCAGGTTTCAATTGACCAATTATAAGCAGATTGTATAGACGGCATAGTTACCTCCAGTTGTTAAGGTTGTTCTTCTTAATGATTAAAGGGTAATCACGTTCGGTTCTGTCTAAATCGACATAACCTGAAATACCAGGCAGTTTACCTTTGTCGGAATACTGCCACAGTGTTACCTTTCTACCTGCTGACTGTGAGTACCTTGCGTACCACATGTCATACTTTTCAGCCACTTTGTTTGCCTGATAGTAACGCTGGTAGTAATCATGGTTCGTGTAGAACATAGCGTAAAATCCGTGTTCTTCCAGGGTGCGGCAAAATTCTTCTGTGCAGTCTAGCACAAACTGTCTGTTAATGCTTACACCGTTTTTCGTGGCATGTGTTACCGTATCATACTCAAAGTCGTACACAATTGGATATTCCGGCTTATGTTCTCCGATAAACTCAATTAAGTATTCGGCTTCCTTTTTAGCCATTTCCGGGTGTAGCGCGTAGCTGAACCAGTAAAGGCCGTATGGGATTCCTAATCTTTCACATTCTGATACGTTTCTTCTGGCTTTAGCATCAATGTTGTTCTTTCCAAAACCAGCACGTATCATGGAAAAGTCGATATGAGGATTAACGCTATCCCAGTCAATGTCTCCTTGGTGCCTGGATACATCAATTCCATTAAACATGTTTGTCACTCTCCATTCTATCTAGGAGTTTTGTTAATGCCAAAGTATTATTGTTCAATGCTTCAGACATTTTATCAATTTCCTCTTTGTGCTTGTTGTTACTGTCATAGATGTACCACAGTAGGATTAATGTTAAAGCAATTGGGAAACCTACCGTGCTAATGATGCTAACAATATCATTCACTTGTGGCACCTCCCGTGAAGTAATCTGGGTCGGGTATACCCCCCAATTCCTCTACAAACAAGTAAAAATTTGCCGCATTTGCTTCGCTGTTATAAGCAGAAAATGTATTGGGGCTTTTTCCGTCTATGATGGGGGACCTAATAGAAGTACACTGATTGATTCCCGCATTTGAAATCTGCCCTATTCCAGTAATTGGCATGGGCACGCTTCCTCTCAGTTTTACTTGAGATACCCCAAACGGCAATGTGATTGCGGCTGTAGATGTTGCAGGTACACTTATTATATACTGCAATTTCATTTTCCATTCCTCCCTTCTATCTTTTATTATATCACAAAACTGTTGCAATTGCAACAGATTTATGGTATAATATAGATGGAAATAAAGATATTGAAAATGTTGCATTTGCAACATTTTGGTAAAAAGGAGGTTAGTGAAGCCAATGCCCCTTCGGGGCAATACGCGCTTCGCGCTAGACAAACTATGGCTTACTATGACGGAACAAAGCTTTTGTCCCTCAAAGATATTAATGGTAAAAACCCAGAATTGTTTTTAGTAACCACTAACCGAACGGGAGGTAAAACAACCTGGTTTAACCGTTACTTTGTTAAAAAATTTAAGGCAGGACAAGGAAAATTTTGTTTGATTTATAGGTTCAACTATGAGTTGTCAGATGTGGCTGAGAAGTTTTTTAAAGACATTCATGGATTATTTTATCCAGATGATATTATGTCCAGTAAGCCCATGGCCAAAGGAATATTCCATGAACTGTTTTTGAATGATGAACCGTGCGGATACGCTATCGCGCTTAATAACGCTGATGCTATAAAGAAATATAGTCACCTATTTAATGATGTGGAACGTATGCTGATGGATGAGTTTCAGAGCGAGACGGGTAAGTATTGCTCAGATGAAATTCGGAAACTGCTTTCAGTTCACACCAGTATAGCCCGTGGTAATGGTAAACAGATTCGCTATGTGCCGGTCTACATGTGCGGTAACACGGTTAGTTTGCTTAACCCGTATTATTCGGCTCTGGGGATTTCTACTAGACTGAAACGAGATACTAATTTCCTTAGAGGTGATGGATATGTGCTGGAACAAGGTTTTATACAATCTGCATCTGACGCACAGTTGGAATCAGGATTTAACCGGGCTTTCTCATCAAGTGACTATGTGGCTTACGCTTCACAGAACGTTTACCTTAATGACAACTATTCGTTTATCGAAAGACCTGAAGGGCGTGGCAGATATATGTACACCATTAAATATTTAAACAAGCATTACGCGATATATGACTACGAAGCACAAGGCATGATATATGTTACTGACAGCTATGATGCTTCCTTCCCGACTAAGTTGTCTTTGACAACAGATGACCATAACATCAACTATGTGATGTTGGCTAAGAACGCTTTGATAATTAACAACTTTAGATTGTTGTTTAACAAGGGCTGTTTCAGGTTTAAGAACCTGGAGTGTAAACAGATGGTTATACAGATGTTGTCGTATTAAATAGGTCAACGGTATCACCGTAGGTCATGCACCATTGAACGCTGGTGGAATCCACACTGTAACAAGTGCCGCTGGGTTAAACGGTAATTGGAATGCCCCTTGGTGCACCCTACGTAATGATATAAAAAGAGAGGATATTGTATCCTCTCTTTTGTTTAATTATTTGCGCAAATAATTAATATGTTTCACGTGAAACATTAAAACCATTCATCATATTTTATAGCACATATTACTAATATTAGTATTATCCAAAGTGGCATTTTAATCCTCCTTATCTCCTTAAACTAAATGGTGAATTTCCAAACGTATCAACATAGTAAGGGCAAATGGCGCACTTTTCTGACTGTTCACCTAAACAACAATCATGGGAAGCATAACCACATATAAGTGCCATTTCATAACATTTATCAAATTCTATCCTTTCGATTCCATATTTAGCATTAAGTTTTTCTTTACTATCCACCATTAATCCTCCTTAATCTTCTTGTGAACTTTGGGACGCATGTCGTATCCTTTCTTTACTAGTAACACACCACCGGGCATTCTTACAGGTTTCAATCCCTCCTTTAATTTCAAGCCTTCTCTAAACTCCTCGATTGTGTGCTCTTTAATAAATTCTTGTTTCGCGTCCTCTGACATTCCAGCACAACGTATACTATAATAGGGTTTATCAATACTAATTCCATTTTCGTGGGTGATATGCTCAATATACGTCTTTTGCCGTACAAATATAGCATTGTCCCAATAGCTTTCCAGTTTCCACGCGCAGAAATTGGTCGGATGAACCTTGATTCCTTTACAATCTTCGGGGTCGCCACTACAGTGCATTGAATCAGTATCACAGTATATGAACCCGTCATTTTCAACCCCGTGAAAATTCGCTTGAGCCGCATTGATAACAAACCTCCTCGCGTATGATGTAATCGCTGAACCTATCGCAATGTATCCTGGTTTCTTTTCGTGCTCCTCAACAATTTCAAAACCCAGCACGTTTTTCTTGTTGATGGTGGGCACTTTATAACTAGACGAATCGTTCGCAGAGAATTTTCCGTAGAGATTATTAAGGTATAACTTTGCAAGTTCCCTTTCTGCGCCTTGTGATGATTCCTTAATATTCTTATATTTGTACATGTATTCATCAAATAAACCAATCTCCGTTCTAAACCAACATCCATCTAATATCTGTAAATCATAAACATCATAGTGCTGTAAAAATAACTCATAGTCTACGCATGTCATAGTCATTGTTATCAGCGTGTCGTGTAGTTTACCTTTACGCATGTAATAGCGTTTGTAAGTTCCTGACGAATAATCATAGATATCAGATGTTGTTAAATAATCAGTTCCATTATACAGGAAGCTACCCTTTATCTGCACTGTAGGAAGCATCCCCTCTTTTATCTTAAAGCGACATTTAATTCTAACAAAATAATAACTTTGGTCTGGTAGGTCGGGAATATTACCCCGCCAAAATTTAGGCATTCCTACCGGGTATCGGTTCCCTGATTCAGACGACATGTTTGATGGATATGAACTGTTAATGTCTGCCGTCCAACCGTTTGTGTACTTTCTATTCTCTTTGCCTTTGACCAGATAACAATACCCACCTCTGTAGCTGTGTCTGATGTATCTATCTGCATTACATTCGCCGTATATTTCTCCATCTATTTGAACCTCTGTTAAATCTGGAAAGAAATTTTTATAGTCTATTTTGTCGTAAGTTGACTTAAACTCCTCTAAGCAACATGAGCCTATTGTAAGTTTCTGATGACCACGTTCAAACATTATCTCAAGGGCTTCCTTAACGACTAATACATCATTGCGTATGTACTCTTTTTCCTCGTCTGTTATAACACACCCAGCGTATCGAAAGCCTTCATACTCCATGTCAAGCTTTTTATGCTTCGTTTGGAACCCCTTGCCAATCTTTCTGACAGAAAACGGTAGTAGTTTAAGAGAATCCCTAAATTCTATCACCATATTGTGCATCTTAACTGTTATGGAATACCAAGCGCCCCTGTCGCTGATTGCACACTTAAACTGTTTGTTGTACATTTTTCCTTCAGCAACTCTATTCCAGGTATAACCATTCCGCAAAAGATAGTCTAAGATAAAGTTACCGTCAAACTTTAGATTATGAAAATAACATACTATATTGGTCTTTTGTGCAAAAATGTATGATAAAAAATCAGGTAAAGAATGTAGTATCTCAACGTTGTCATCCCATAGCTTTACAACTGCCGCCGCCCATACTTCTGTATATTCCTGACCTTCGTAGACTGTTGTCTCAAAATCTGCCATATAATATTCATAGTTTCGTGTACGCACATTCTGTTATTCCCCTTCCATCCAATCCTCCATTTGCTCTAACTCCTCAAACAGTTCTTCACGTGATTCTGCATTTATTGCCATAAGATTAGTTATTGCTTCCAACTTTCCAACTAGTATTTCACTATCAGATACCGCTTCCCAGCCTGGGAACATTCCTTGAGCCTTGGCTTGCTCAAGGGACTCAGCCATTTCCTCTGCCCCATATTTCTCTAATGCACGGTTATACCAACGAGTTATGTAATTAAACAGCTTCTCATTACGACCAAATATTTCAGTCATTTCCATGGTAAATACAGTTAATATTTGACGGTCAAATATAACATATTCATCACCTGCACTTATAGCCCCTGGTAATGGGGTAGGGGGTGCTGGTGGAGATAGTTGCTCTTTACGTTTTGGCTTGCGTCTCCTTGATTTCTCTAGCTTTTGTCCTTCCTCTGATGTTAGTATCTCGCCTGTTTCAAAATCAATAAATCTGGATTCTTTGTACAGCTTTTCAGTGGTTAACTTTTTAAGCCTACGTACACTAGCTTCGGTAATTTTCTTTGGAATTTTAGGGAGTAATTCGGGTACGTCATATCCCCTCTTTGTCATACGATTAATCTGACGTTGTATTCTTTGTCTTTCCTTACGGTATGCCTGTTTTACATCAGACAGCTGTTTATTCTGTACGTCTGTTAACTTTGATTTTCTCTTAGCCATAACCGCTCCTTTCTGTAAAAAGAAAGGGGCATAAGCCCCAATCTTTTATGCCTGCACTACATTGCTAAACAGCAATCTACATAATCCTTATTTGCTTTAGTCACGCCTGACATCTTCTTGATGGAGAACGGTTCATCCTCAAAAAGGTCAGCCATCTGAGTGAAGCTTCGTTTAAATGTTGCAGACTGACACGTCCAGACTGTACCATCTTCTCCTAACACCGAAAGCAGTTCGTGGTTCTCTCCCTTGTGGTCAACATCTTCGTAAAGAAGATAGCCGCTTACTGGAAGGATGATTCCGTCTGGTACATCCTTCACGCTAACTGCTCCCTGGTCCTGTGTCATTTTGTATACTTCTACCTTGTTAAACTCTCTGCTTGCTTTAATGATTGTCATGATTTAATCTCCTTTTCTTGTTTGGTCTGTTGGTGTTAGGTTAGTTTGCTTTCTTCTGCTGGGATGCGGGGCGTTCTACCTCGTGTGCAAGTTCAATGAATTTTGATACTTCCAGGCCGTATACCTTCTCGTCCTGTGCTAAGTCTACAACCAAAGCTGGAACAAATTCAGGTTCTGTGTTATGCTTGATTGCCATTTTGAGGGCTTTGGCATTGTCGGTGATTGCGCCTGGTACAGAATAGGTTCGGTTTTCTGTTTCTCCGATTGTTGCATTTACCCCCAGTACGGTTACCTTTGTTGTTACGATTGTTCTTGTGATTAACTGCTCTTTCATGTCTTGTTCTCCTTTTCGTTTTGTTGTTTTGACATTTTATTCATGGTGCTAGGGTTAATAGTTACTGTATGTAAACCGGATTAGATTCAGTGTAGTGAGGGCTACTTTGAATTTTTTATTTTAGTTTGATTTTCCGGTTTGCAACGTTGTATAAATGTGAGGGATAGCAGTTCTGTCTCTCCTAACGTTAATTTAGCATCAATCGATTCTAGTGATATATCTGAAACTTCTGAAAACTCCGCTATCATAATGCAACTAACAGACTTAAACGCGAACTTCACAAACGGTGATGTTCCTTGTGTTACTCGCTCAACTTCACCTGCTTCACTGAATACAAATTGCTCATACATTTCTCTTAGCACTGCTTCACCTCCTAACTTGATGACATTATCTTTCCATCTATTAATATAATATCATGTAAATATGAACAAAGTATGAACAAATTCTTAAGATTGCGGTTTGTTGAGAAAATCAGCTAGGGTGATTAGTACCTGTAGGTCTTTGCAGTTATAGATTGCTTTTGATTCGATAACATAGGACGGCTCCCACTCGTCATATGCTGGTTCAGTTCTAAACAGGTAGATGTGCTCGCGACCCACAATTCGGTACGTTTTTGGTTCGGTGAATCGTACACTCTTTAAGTATTGCTGAAATACTACGACCATGAGTTGGTCGTCTACTTGATATGTTGCTGGTTTGGTTGCTTGAACTAAAATCATTCCTTTACCCCCTTGATATGTAAATATCTATTTTCTATTTCCTCCATTGTTTTAGATTCTAGTACCACAGTGTTAATAAAGAAAAATCTTACTTTAAAATCGCCAAATTGTTCAAAAGCTATTATAGCGGGCATGTATAACGAATTCTCCTTTTGAAATGAAATTTCTAAGGTTGTATGGTCGTTCCAATATTTGTTAGTTTTGTACAAAGTCTTAAATTTCACTCGTTGTTCTCCTTGTTTTGTGGGCGTCAGTCTGACGCCCTTAATGATACCCAGTTTAAACTAAATGCTATTACCTCATAGTCTGAATACATCAGTAATGCCCTAGAAGCTGTAAGTTCTTCGCTTTTATTAACTTTACATGGATGAACATTTAATACCGTTGATGGTTCCCAATCGTTATTAGCAAAATATAAATCACTGAATGTCATCTTCTTCCTCCTTTATAATGTTTTCGTCAAAATCAATGTCACGCCAGGCTGTTGATTCATCAAATTCGTCCCACAGTTCCTTCCACATTTGCTTCACGCGCTCGTTTTCTTCCATTTTATTTTCCTCCTTAATATTTCTCCTCTGGTTTACTTACACATACACGGTCTCAGTTGATGTAGCCAACTATGTAATCTCCATACCTCCTTCTCGCTTCGCTTGCTAACATCTTTTCTACTTTGTCGGTTATGATGGTTAATTGTGTGCTTGTTTTCCAGGCATAATTGATGTGGTAGATTTCATAAAATGTCATTTTATTTCCTCCTTGTTCTTGCTGTTGTTATCTCTTTGTTTCTAAATACATTATATCATTGTTTTAAGGTTAAGTCAATAATTTAATTGTAAACAAATTGTGAACATTTGAGTTAACCATAAATATGTGTTAGTTGAGACTAACTTCGCGAACATTTGAGTTAACCATAAATATGTGTTAGTTGAGACTAACTTCGCGAACATT